CCAGTGTCCGGCTGACACGTTTGAGCCACATTGGGGGTGGAGTCCCCGATGAAGAAGTGCTCCGGCGGTGGCTGCGTAGCAACCACCGTCGGCGCAGGTGGGGTGGTCTCCAACGGGCTTGTTGGCGGAGGTGCGCTCAACAAACCCTGCCCTTGGTCGTCACTGCTATGACCGGATCTCCCAGCCCGACCACTCCCTGGGCGACACACGGGTTCCAAATACGCAGCTGTTGTAGGACAGGAGGACGGCATGGCCTGTCTAGTGGACGGCCAGCCCGATGTGGTCGGCGCCCTCCTTCTTCCGATTAGCGAGGCTCCGAATGTTCCATCTAACACGATCTTGAACGTTAGACAGGCCATTACGAAGCGCATTGACGAGAAGCAGCTCCCTTGCAACCTCACCAAGGATGAGGTCCACCGCATCGGACTTGTGGTCAACGCAGCACTCGCCGACAACGGCCCCTTCTCACGGAAGCGCATTCGAGCTTGGCTCGCCAACCACTTCGAGTTGGCAGACGTGAAGTCGAAAAAGTGGTCCGAAGATCGATTGAGGAAGGCCGTCGACGCTCTATATTCGACGGCAGAACCACGATTCTCGTTTGCCGCGGCCGTGAAAGCGGAACAGATGCCCGAGGGGAAGGCCCCTCGGATGTTAATCGCCGACGCCGATGCCGGGCAGGTCATGGCTCTCATGACGATTGCCTGTTTCGAGTCGCTCATGTTCGAGTGGTATGAAAAGCTTTCAATTAAACACGCTTCGCGGCGTGAGGCAATGAAGCGAGTTCTGAATCACTTACGACAAGACTCGAGATGCTCCTTCATAGAGGGAGACGGCAGTGCTTGGGACACTACCTGCGGCTCGCGAGTCCGTGCCATCACCGAGAACCCGGTCCTCCGGCGTATCTTGGAGGTGGCCCGCGAGCAGGCAGTGGTCCCCGAGCAATGGCTCGAAGCCCATGATGCTTCGACGTCAAAACGGCATCTCAAACTGAAGCTCACCGAAAAAGGAGCCAAGACGGCCTTCGAGGTCATCTCCGCCATCCGGCGGTCTGGCCATCGGGGGACTTCTTGTTTGAATTGGTGGATTAACAACGTTCTCTGGGTTTGTGCTCTCTGCAAGAACCCAGACAAGTCTGTTTCCGCGAGCGCGCGTAATTTTCAAGATTTCTGGGGCCAAACGATCACGGTTCACCGTGCGTTTGAGGGCGATGATTCGGGTCTTACGATCTCACCTCCCATGGAGGACGAGAACGACCCGCGTTTCGCCTATGCCCTCGAGTTTTGGCGACGCGCTGGCTTCAATATGAAGATATTCTTGCGTTCTCGTGTTGGATTGTTTGTCGGTGCCGAGATTGCTCTTGATGAGCACGGCCCGACAGGCGACTATGCGCCCGAGATTCCAAGAACCTTCACGAAGGCTGGTGTGAGCTGCTCATCCACTACAAAGCAGCTAGTCAAAACCGGGAGTCTTGGGGATAGGGGTCTGGACAACGTCCGACGTTGCTTGGCACTGGCGAAGTCTTACGACTTCGCGGGGATCGTGCCATCCATCTCGCGCAAATACCTCTCCTGCTCAGGAGGGGACTGTGAGATGGATCATGAGCTACGGATGCGGACCGGAGAGGGTAGCGTTAGCGACATACTTTCGGCAATCGAAAATGCT